ATTTTAAATATAATGGTTATGATGGTAAAGGATATTCTACAGGTTCTGCAACCAGAGGTATAACAGAAGAAGAAGCATATAATATCTGGATAGAAGATTTTCGACGTAAAGAACGAAATTTAATCAGACAGCTAAAATCTTTTGGTTTAAATGAAATATCACAATCGGCGTTTGATGGGTTGTTATTATATTATTTGTTAGCAGAAAATTTTACAATAGTTTATGCAATGGAAGGTCAATATAATTTAAGAGATCATATTGCAACTAAAAATTGGGATACAGTTGCCGGTATGATTTTAAGGGATCATGCAAACAGACAAAACTCAATTCGTGCAGCTACTATACTTCGTTTAGCAGATTACGGTAATCCGAAAAACAGAGGATGGTTACGAGCAAACGGTATCTTTGAAATGAGAGCATCTAATCAAATTGGGTTGCTATCAGGAGATCAATTAGCACGAGCAAGATTTTCATATTATGCTGAGACATTAGAATTTTTACCGTTAACTCCTAACAGCATTAAGCGTGACATCGCTAAACGTTATGAGGAAACATTGATTACACAACGCTGGACATATGACGGTTCTACAGTAAATTATTCTTTATCAAAAGCTCCTGCAATGAGTCCGGTAGAAAAACTAGAAGTTAAGGTTAATAATAATATTTTACAGTATGAATATGATTTTACTTTAAGTGGAAACGTGTTTACTATTAAAACAGATTCCATAGAATTAGTTACAGGCGATATTATTTCTTCAAAAATTAGAATATAATATTAGCATATAATTATCCGATAAATATTATTATGGCAACATATATCGGATATAGCACAGTCGAAAATCAAAACAGTAGCAAGATTCTTGTAGATAAAGAACTTGCTATTCGTGATTTAATGAATCATTTTTACACAAAAAAAGGTGAGCGAGTGATGAATCCAGAATTTGGATCTATCATTTGGGACTTATTGTTCGATCCGCTAGACGGTTTAACAGAATCGTTAGCAAAAGAAGATGTTGAGAGAATTGTCCGAAGCGACCCAAGATGGGTATTTCAGGATATGAAAGCAGAAAAGCCAGACGATCATAGTTTAAGTATAAGGGTGCAAATGTTTTATAACGATACCGGCACTGCAGAGGAATTGTACTTAACATTTATAGGTGAGATAGAATAATGGCACAGAATATCAGACAAAGTAGTTTATTTGCTGCAGAAGACTTCAGCGTAGTTTACGAAAGTTTTGCACAAGCAGACTTTCAATCATACGATTTTGATACAATCAGAAACAGTATGGTTAACTATATCAACAACAACTATCCTGAAAACTTTAACGACTGGATCAGTAGCAGCGAATTTGTAAGTTTGATAGAGCTTATGGCATTCCTCGGCCATAACTTAGCATTCCGTGCAGACTTAGCAAGCCGTGAAAACTTTTTAAGCACCGCTGAACGCAGAGAAAGCGTATTGCGTATTGCTGAGTTCTTGGGGTACAAGCCTACCAGAAATGTTGTTGCAAGTGGATACTTAAAGATAGATAGTGTTAGAACTAACCAGACTGTGTATGATGTTAACGGCAATAGTTTAGCAAACGTTACAGTTCAGTATGAAGATACCACTGATCCTGACACATACCAAAACTTTTTAACTATTATGAATAGTATTTTTCAAAGTAGTAATAGATTTGGATCTCCATTTGCTAAATTTACAAAGAATAATGTTCAATATGAAATATACAGAACTAACAGTTCTAATAACGATGTAGTTAAAGAATTTAGCGGAATTATCGATTCTGGCAGAACTTCTTTTACTGCACACAGTATTAGTTACGATCAAGCTAGAAACAAACTAGAAGAAAAAATACCAGACCCATACGGTGTTTATGATCTGCTTTATCAAAATGATAATGGCGGACTTTCAAGTCCTAACACTGGATTCTTTTTCGGATTCAAAGAAGGATCGTTACAATATAAAGATTTTTCGATAGCAAACGGTCTACCAAACATGGTAATTGATATCAATGAGAACAACGTTGCTAATGGTAATATTTGGGTACAGACAATTGACGAAGTAGGACAAGTTTTAGCATCATGGACTCAAATTGACAGGCTATTTGGAAACAGTAATATAGTAAACAATTCTAGTTCTAGAAACGTATACACTGTAAGTTCTAGAGAAAACGACCAGGTTAGTATTGTGTTTGCGGACGGCAATTTTGGCAATATCCCACGTGGCATAATTCGTGTATGGTACAGAACTGGTATCAACAGAACATATAACATAAATCCAGATACATTTAATAACGTTACATTAAGTATCAATTACACTGGTCAAGATAGTAGAGCTTATGTTGCAACATTTAACTGTAGTCTAAAATCTCCCGTGAGTAATGCAAGCGAAAGAGAAACCATTGATAGTATCAAAGTAAACAGCGGACGTTTCTTTGCAACACAAGATCGTATGGTTACCGCCGACGACTACACTGTATTTCCTCTAACAGTAAGTGAAAATATTTTAAAAATTAAAAGCATTAACCGAGTGCATAGCGGTCACAGTCGTTTTAGAGATTTATATGATCCTACTGCAACATATAGTGATGCGATACAATATACTGATGATGCATACATTTACAAAGAAGATGTTACAACTAGAAGTTCGATATTACTGCCTTCGGTATTAAATTCTGAACAAATTCTAAGTCAGTATATCAATCCGATTTTAAGTAATCCGGAAGTTAAAAACTTCTATTACGACAGACAGTATTACGGATATGAAACAGGTGGGTATAACTCTAATAATTACTACAATAACACAACTGAAAGTTTAACATTCTTAACAGCAAGTGATAGTAATATTACCGGAGTATACCGTTGGAACCAAGTAACAAGAAGTAACAATAGCTGTACAGGTTATATAACTTACAATAGCTTTGTTCAAAGATTGGGTGACAGTGCATCTGCTCCGCTAAGAAAATTAGAAGTTAACGGGTTAGTAGAATTTATCACATCACCGTTCAGAACAGGATATATTAAAACTATAGAAGTTGTTAGTGGCGGCTCCGGCTATTCTACCGCTCCTACTGTTGTTATAACTGGTATTGGTGCTAGTGCTACTGCAACTGCAAACATAAGTGCCGGTGTAGTTGTTTCGGTCACTATAACAAACGCTGGCACTGATTATGATTCAGTAACAAACGTAACCTTTACAGGCGGCGGCGGTTCTGGTGCAACTGCAAAAGTTACTGTTTCAAATGCAGACACAGTTTGGGCTAGAATTGTAAAATTAGACAACGGCGGATTTGGTGTAGATGATAGTGTAGGCAATCCAACCGGTGTAAACGTGATTGGCCAAGGAGCAGTAACTCTTTCATCATCGATACCTTCAGGTGCTAGAATAAAAAGAATTATTCCGAGTTGGGAAAGTCAGTTTACTAATACAGTAAAAACTGCAGTAATCTCTAAAATTGCAAACAGACTTAGTTTTGGATTAAGATATAACCCAAGTATTCAAGAATGGGCAGTGATCGACAGCAGCAACTTGCCTGCTAGTAACATAGCTAATAATAGTGTATCTAGCTGGAGTAGACAGTATGAAGGTGATACTTCTAATACTGGTAGAGATAATAGTTGGTTAATACGAATCAACTATGCAAACTCTCAGTGGGAAGTATTAACACGTAAAACTCGTTATATTATAGGCAGTGATGCTACGTTAAAATTTAACAACTTAAATTTTGCTGAATCCTTCAGTAGTGAAACATTGAAGCCAGGTAGAGACAAGTTTGAGTTTTTACCTATCAATACAAAGTCAACTATTAACATGACTCCGCTAGGTAAAAAATATACATTTAACAGTTTCGGATATTTCACATATCCCGAAGGCTATACTGATCCTTATAAACTTAGAGTTACGTTAGATGATAACGACAACGATACATTTATAAATGATCCGGAAGCATTTAAGAAATTAACCAGCACCGAAACTATCAATCTAGGAACAAAACTAGAATATTATCCGAACGAATACGAGTTCATCGTCCATGACGACGACGGCGGTACTACTGTTAATGGTCGTGCATATCTACACATGAAGTATACAAGAATTGCTGATATAAATCAAGTAATTGATCCTGCAGTAACTAACATTATCGACACTTATGTCTTATTAAGAAGCTATGACACGAGTTTCAGAACATGGGCAGTCCGTGATGGAAGAAGTTATACAAAACCTAATCCTCCAACAATATCTGAACTAACTGAAACATTTACAAGTCTGGAAACAAAGAAATCTATCAGTGACCAGATAATTTACAGACCTGTAAAATATAAAATTTTGTTTGGTGATTTAGCTAATCCCGAACTTCAAGCTAAATTTAACGTTACTAAAACTAGCAATGCAACAATGAGTGATGTAGAAATAAAACAACAAATAATAACCTTAATAAATGAATTTTTCAGTATAGAGAACTGGGACTTTGGTGAAACATTCTATTTTACTGAACTTGCAGCATATGTTCACAATAATATGATCGGCCAAATATCACAAATTACAATTTCTTCTGTGTCAAATCCAGAAGATTTAAATAGTTTATATGAAATACATGCGGACAGCGACGAACTATTCGTACCAGTATTAAGTATAGGAAATTTTGTTATCACTAATACATTGATAACAAACGCAACATCAATCGCAGCAAATACCGGAGTTAGCACAAGATGAGTCAAAATTACAAAGCAAATCCTACAGTAGCACCTCTTATTTCAAGACCAGGTGAGAGTAGCGAATATGTAGGTGCAAGAAGTGTAATGAACTTATTGCCTAATATTTTTAATACTCCGGTTAATAAAAAGTTCTTAGAATCTACACTAGATCAATTGATGTCGAGCGGTAGTTTGCAAGCTATCAATCATTACTTAGGACATGAAGATAGTAGAATAAGCATAGATGACTTATACTTAGACGATAATAGAACTAGCGATCAATATCAGTTTGTTCCAGGTGTTATTAACAAAGACGATAACGGAAATGTAACAGATGTGATATCATACGACGATATTATTAATGGTTTAAGATTTGGCGGTGCAACAGTTGAGCAACCTAACAGATTGCTTAATGAGCCGGCATATACATTAGACTTACCTATTAACTATGATATGTTTATTAACTATCATAGATATTTCTGGCTAATGGATTTTCTACCAGTGTGTGAAATAAACGCAACAGTAGGAAATCCTATCACTGTAGCAAACATTGTTGGTCAAATTTCTTACACTACTCCTACATTGTCAAATAGTAAAACATTAGAATTCCGTAACGGGATGCGTGTAGCATTTAAAACAAACTGCACAGGTAGTGTGACATATCCGGTCGACGACATTTATATTGTAGAAGGTGTAGGACAGCCTACTGGTATTAAACTTATCAGACAGTATGATGACAGTGCTGCAGAAACAACATTTGTTACTAACACAATTTATGCGTTGACTCGTAATGAAGATAGCGAGACGCCTGTAGACATTCAAGATGACAGAATCATTGTTAGAGATTATGTAGTTGAGCGCAGAGACAGTATAGATCAAAGTGCTTGGGCAAGAAGTAACGCATGGGTCAGAGACGATGTTGCTATCGCAGTCTGTGATTTTAACGGAGACGATCCATTTGATTATATTGTCGAACCTTTTAGAGCGATACGTCCTATTATCGAATATCGTGCAAGTATGGAAAAATACAATTACGGTAAGCAGCACTTAACTGCAGTTACACATATGTTTGATTCTATTTCAAATCCATTGACAGCAATTGTTGGCCAATCAACATGGAGCCTTGCATCGTACAGTATTACCGACGAGTGGGACCCGATCGGTTATAACAAAGGCGATCAAGTAAAAGTTACAATCAGCGGTAACATCACTTATTGGGACTGTGTACAAACTCATACAGAAGCAAAAAATCCAACATTCTTTGAAAACAGAAGCTATTGGAGAGAAGTGTCATCTAAGGCACTAGCAAACGGTGATACAATATTATTTGCTAAAAATGCAACATCTACTTACAATAAAAAGATTTTTAGTGTTAGTGGTGTAGGTAGCAGCATTGTATTAACTGAGGTGTATAATACTACCAATTACACTCTGTATGATAAAGTTATTGTAAAAATAGGCTATAACAATGTGTTTGGTGATTCGATTGATAGCTTAATTTATGCTGGTAGTGAATGGTATTGGGATGGAACAAACTGGATCTATGGACAACAAAAAGATTCTAGAAGTGTTGCTCCTAAATTTAATCTTTACGACCACGAACAAGTTTTATTATCAAATACAACAACATACCCTAATACAACATTTGAAGGCGATACTATATTTGATTATGCAAGAACATCTGGCGTAGTGGACCACGCCCTAGGGTTTGCACCTAAATATGTTGACTATGGTAATAATCCAGGTTACGAGTTCGATATTGGGCTAGGAGCAAAACGTTACAACTATAACAGCATAAACGAATATATTGGATATCAAGTCGACACCGACGTTGTTAATATAGAAGAAATTAAAGGTTATTATTATTACAAGGATTTAATTACAGATTTTTACTACAATGGATGGGCGCAATTACGCAATGATCAACCAGTCGAAAAGCATATTCGTTATGTTGTTGAAAGTGTTAGCAGCGATCATATTTTTGATATCGGTACTACCAACATCAACTTAGATGACAAGTTTAGATTTAAACTAGGCAATAACGGTAATTTAAAAGTATATAGTGAAAACACATTAAATGAACGTGATAAACCAGAACTAATAAACGGTATTAATCCTGCTATCTTTATGAGTAAAGGTAAAACATATACCATTCAAACAATGTTTGATATAACTGATTTCGAATTAGTTAACGTAGATGGGTCTGCAATTTCTACCGGGTTGACAATTACATCAACAACAGCTAATACTCAGACAGTTGCAATTAGTAGTTCAATTGCAATCGACTATATTAAGTATAGACTAGTATCTGATAATTCGATTTTTGGCATAATTTATTTAGATGACAACACTTCATCAAAAAATCTAACAGTAAAGATAAATGGCGTTGAAACAAACGATTATACACTGTCTGGTACACGAGTTACTGTAGAAAATATATATCCGTTAGATACTGTTATTGAAATTAGTTGGTCATCATATGACATATTAACATCAGATCAAGGAATCTTCCATACTGCAGATACTCATGTGTACAACCCGCAAAATGAGTGGTTAACTAATGCAACGTTTGGCGATTTACAAACACACATCAAATCACAAATGTCAAATATACCAGGGTTTAGCGGAAATTATTTCGGCGATAATAATTATACATCATTACCGCAAATACATGAATTTGGTGGAACAATAAGACAACAACCATTTAGTACTGAACTACTAGCAGTAACATTAGATGATGCTAACACAAATCCGTTTGCTAGTTTAAGATTTATCTCTGCTAGTTATGCTAAATTTAGACAACAAATAATTAGAAAAGTAGCTCAGTTACACACTACCACAGATATAGATATTCCTGTGTACGAATTAGTAGATCAAGCATTGAGTGAATTGAATTTAGGAAAAACTAAAGATTCTCCTTTTGCATATAGTGACATGTTATTATATAAAGATTACGAAACAGCGGAATACACCTGGATTGCAGGTGAAAGCACTATATTTGATTTACCAAATACTGTTAACTATTACGCTGATACTCGAAATCATATTCATATATGGGTCAAAGATTCTTATGACGGCGTGGCGCCGATAAATTGGAGACCGTTGGTAAATACCTCTGACTATGAATTATTAAATGCTTCACAAGTACAAATCAATGCCACGCTTCTTCCCGATGCTAATGGAAAAGTTTATATAGACATTCGTTGGTATCCACTAGATAGTGTTAGTTTTATGCCACCTAGTGCAGTTAAACTAGGGTTAACCAGACCTATCGTTCCTCGTGTTGTATCAGGATTATATGCTAATACTGATAACACCGAATCTTCGACTGCGATTATTTGTCATGACGGATCTATACATTATGCAACTGCGTTACCGGGTGTAATTGATTTATTCATTAGAAGCTCTGCTTCGTTTAATATAGAAGATGCGGTAATATGGGAATTAGAAACCAGAATCTTTAACAACTTAGTTGGCGATTATGATAACGTAATAGATTATCTGGAAGCAATGCCTAATGCTAATAGAAAAACTCCATACACATGGGACGAACTAAATGCAGCCACGGAAAGCGAATTCAACAGTTGGAAAGTCAGAGATAACATTTCATCATTGAACGATGCGAATTTCTACGATGCAGGAAACGAGTTTACTTGGAATTATAGTAGTGTTGGTCCCGGTATCGGCGGCTGGAAAGGCATATATCATTATTACTTTAATACTGACATCCCCCACACACATCCATGGGAAATGTTAGGGCACCGCAACGAGCCGGGTTGGTGGAGTGAATTTTACACATGGTTAAGCACTGCAAACGGTGGTAATGATGCAAAACGAGCTGCATTGATCGAAGCATTAAAAACCGGTCATTACAACGATCCAAATGATGCAGACAAACGTTATGATATAACATATTGTTATTCTGCGTATGACTGGGATAACGAAACACTAGTTACTCCTGCAGGTGCATTAAACGGACCTGTTACGGCAGGCATTGTTACTGCACCTACTACTGCAGAAAAACAAAAAGACTTTGTGTACGGCGACTGGGGACCAATAGAACAACGTTGGAGACGTAGTCCGGAATATAATATAAATCGTTCGTTAGGATTAATGAGATTAAGACCATTATGGTTGCTTAACAGTTATTTCGATAGTAATAGAAGAAAACTGGATTATCATTCATCGGTGGCTACACCACAACTATTGTTCGAAGATACTCGTTTATTAGGCAATAATAAACAACCTAAACTAAGTTACGAAAAATACGAAGATAGCATCATTGAACTTATAAATGTTAGAAATGGTGGCGCTGGGTACACAAGCAATACTCGTATAGAAATTTATGGTAATTTTGGCAGCGGTGCTACTGCAGAAGCTATTGTTCGTGATGGTAGTATCATAGCTGTATCTATTACAAATCCAGGTAATAATTATCAGAGTAAACCGACTATTATTGCAGTTGATGACACTTCAGTAATTACAGAAGAAGCAACGTTTGAAGCTATATTGTCGTCAAATGTTAGACAATATTACAGTGGGCTAAGTAATGCGATTATTGAATTTGGATTCTTTAATACCACTGATATCGATTCTTTAAAAGAAAAGTTTGAAACAGCGACCTACAGCCCTGTGATAAAATTAGGCGGGTTTGTTAACAAAGCAAATCAACGTTTTGTGTTAGACAGCAGCCAAGACAAAGGTAAAGTAACAATACCAGAAGAAAATTATGTTGTATCGCTATATAAGAGTCAGCCTATTTTTGATACATTCTATGGTGCAATAAAAGTAACATTAACAGATGAAGGTTACATGATATCTGGTTATGATACTAGTAAAATGTATTTAGAATATAATCCAGTATCATACAATAGTAAAAAAACTATTGTCCCATTGGGGAATACTAATATTATAAAATATAAAGAATTTACCAATGATGTTATTAGACTAGAATATAACACAATTTTAGTTAAAGAACAAGATGTATATGACATTATCAGAGGCTATGGACATTACCTAAATACCTTTGGTTGGATCCCAAGTTGGGACACAGCCGCAACAACATTCTTGTCTTGGGCAGACGATTCACCAACAGTTGGTGATATCATCAACATTATTCCTGCAACAGATTCTATTGAAATTTCAGAAGGTGTTACTGGTTACTTTGATAACTTGCAAAACAAGTACGACGGCGTTTATAATTTAATAGATCAAAATGGTCGACAAGTACTACCTAACAAAGTAATAGTTGAAAGACAGGTGTTAGAACAATCAGATGCTATAACTAAAATCACACCAAAGTCTTCTGATTTAACATTGTATGGTATAAGAATGTATTCTGTAGAGTTAGAACATGTAATAGTGTTTGACAATTACACAGGATTCGACGATGTAATTTATAATCCTGCACTGGGCCAGTTGCACACAAGAATAAAGTGGGTCGGTAGCAGAACTAAAAACTGGAACGGCAAACTTTATGCACCAGGATACATTGTAGATAACAATGCCATTTATAATAACTTTGACAGAACAGTAGCAGACATCGATCAAATTTATGATGTTGGCAATAACATTGTAAACAATTCTGTAAAAAATGCAGCAAGATCCAACATTGGATATAATACACCGTCTTGGAAACAATATACAACGCTGGACGACAGCACTGTATTTGAATTTGTCAAAGGTATAGGAAAATACAAAGGCACAAAGTATGCATTAAACGCATTCTTGAGAAACACTTCTATATTTGGAACACAAGCAGATGTTAGCTTGTTTGAAGAATGGGCAATCAGAACTGCAGATTATGGCGACACAAGATCGAGAGATACAGTCGAATTTAATGTTAGTAAAGATTTAGTGTTAACAAGTCCGCAAGTAATAAGACTTAGAGACACAAATGAAAGCGATGCGTTGAGCGATGTGTATATTGATATCACTCCTAACAGCGAGTTATTAGTTACCGGAACAGTTGGCAATAACTTCCAAACAAGATTGCCTAAGGTATTCTCATATGACACTTTAAGTAAAGAAGGTCCTTATAAAAATGACTTTATTACTTCCGGAACACCATTGACTACAGAAACAGATTATCGTGTGTTAGATTATGCTGCATTTGCTATGTTCCCCGAACAAGAAAACAACTATTACGATTTCAGTGGCAGTTGGCAAGACATTAAACAATGGGACAATAAAACATCATACAAATACGGCGATAGAGTAATTTATCAAGGTCGTGTTTGGGAAATGGTAGATGTAAACAGTAGCACAGGACTAGCAACTCCTAACGATCCTATTATCGTTACAGGGACAATATCATTACCTATCGTAGCCAATGGCAGAACGTTGATATTAGACGGAAACACAATTACATTTAATAATTCAACTACATCAACAACCTCTACAACCATAACTGTTACCGGAACAAATGATATTGGTACTACCAATGTTGTTACACACGGATCTACACTAGTGTTAGGTGCAACTTCGGCTACTGCAGAAACTATTGTATTCAGTAATACTACATCATCAACTACATATAATAATATAGTTGTAACCGGAACTGTTATCAATCCTTCCTTTATAGGAAGTTCAACAGAAAAATTAACAATAGATGGTGTTGATGTGTTGTTTAATCAGACAACAAGTACTACGACTAATATTACTGCACAAGCTGCATTTGAAAATGCATTTAACAGTTGGGTAATAAACAACACTACTGGATTAAAGCTATCTGCAGCAAACGCAAGAATTTCAGCTATTGAAAATCTTAGAAGTGCATATACTGGAACTTGGTCAACATTTTTATCAAGTTACTTTAGTAGCAGTGTTGCAGGGATAAACATAAGTCTACTATTAAGTGAAATAGCAGCTACTCCTAGTTATCAATCACAAGTAGAAGCATTACTAGATAGTGACATAACACTAATAAACAATTATGCTAATAAAACATATAATACAGCAAATGTTATCGCAGGGTCGGAAACAGTTTTAGCCGGAGATATCACAACAGCTCAAACATTGATGGCTGCAGGAACATATACAGAAGATGTTAGAGATTGGTTAGTGGCAAATACTTCAACTGCATTCACTACATCGACTATTGTGTTTACTTCTTCTGGTACAACATTTGTAACATATACTATAACAGACATTGTTAACAGAATCAATAGCGCAAGTATACCAAATGTCACTGCATCTAACAGTGCAGGAAGATTACGATTAACAAAAACTACTGCTACTCCTACAACACAATTTAGTCTAGTCATTGCTAGCGCAACTGCTAATAGTGATGTAGGGTTAGATGCTGGTACATATGTTAGTAGCAGTTCAACATCAACTACTACTCCAAACTTGTCTATTGTCCAAGTTATAGCACAAATTAATGCCGCAGGTATATCTGGCATAACTGCAGCGGCATTGGCACCGACAGGTATATTACTCACTATATCTAGTACAAATAGTTCATTATATATAGGTAACGGCACTGCAAATAGTGTCATTGGGTTAACAACCGGTGTTACTGCAGCTACATCATCTGTAACTACTGTTAATATTAGTAGTTATATAAATGACATTGTGACACAAATTAACTTAGCTAACGTGTCAGGTGTAAGAGCTACAAACAGTAACAATAGAGTTAAGCTAACAAGCACAAATCCTACATTAATCATAGGTGCCGGCACTGCTAACAGTGACATTGGTTTCACTGCACAAACATATACTGCAACACAAACAACAGTTAGTAACATATTTGAAGCAATTGTCGACGGCGACGTTATATTCCGTAGAATGGACTACGATCCTAACGTATTCAGTATATGGATTGCAAAATGGAAAGCAGATGAATTAACAAGTTCTCAAATTGACAGCGATGTTGGTTTTGCAGCATATCAAACAATGGATATGGGTTGGTATATTACTCGTGCATGTGCGGGCATAGACGCTGCAGATGATGCACAACTTACAATAGCAACACCATCTGGTGCTGCCGCTGCACACAGCTTACAAGTAGGAGACTTTGTTTTAATTAGAGGAAGTAATACAGAGCCTAATATAGACGGTATACACCGTGTTACTGGCGTGGACACTAACAATGCTAATAAGTTCTTTATCGATGTTTATATTAATAAAGAAGGCAATGTAGGAAACGTTTATCCTATCAGAAATGTAAGATTCTCATCGTATCAAGATTTGTTAGCTAATTACAATTCTACAAATGCTGCAAACATGTATTACTATAACTTTGCTGGTTATAGACAAAACACTACAACAAGACCAATATATGCATTTGTTGATAGAATCAGCGATGTTGATCCAGTCTCGGGTGTTTACAAGTTCTATGGTAGTTTCTCTACAGTAACTGGGCATAACGGCAGTTGGCAACTAGTTAGAGAGGGCAACGAACAAGCTCGCAATGATCTAATAGAAAATGTTAAAGTATATGATGCGGTTAACAAAACATTAATCACTACGATTGAAACATTCGATCCGGCAAAAGGTATACTACCTGGCTTTATCGACAATGAAATCGACTTTGCAACTACTGCAGATTTTGCAGTTTACAATTACGACAGTGTTAATGGAAATAGCGAGTCTAGAAAAACATGGGGCGCCGATCAACTAGGATTGCGCTGGTGGGACCTAAATACAGCAATCTATTTAGATTACGAACAAGGTCCTTTAGACTATCAGCAAAACAATTGGGGTAGATTATTCGATGGTGCATCAGTCGACATTTATGAATGGACTGAAAGCACTGTATTGCCAGATCAATGGGAACAGTTAGTAAAAGCAAACGCAACTGTTAACGGTAGACGTGTCACAGGTGACGTTTATAAAGTTAAAAACAACGATGAGTATGTTTACTATTGGGCAGAACAATCAGTTGTTGATCCTGTGCAAGGCAGAACTAAAACTGTTTATTACTTCTGGGTTAAGGATAAATTAGATACTGTAGGTAATAGAGTTTATAATACAAAACAGCTATCTAATTACCTAGCAAATCCTAATAGTTTCGAACAGCTATGGGCAGCAGCTTCGCAATCGAGTAACTTGCTGATTAACAATTTAGATAAAGTTGTAAGCGATAATACAGTCGTTCAGATTAATCAAATTGTAGAAAGTGACGCTTTACCTTTAAGTGAATGGATATTACTACACGACAGTGATCCTGTTGAATTGATCCCTGAGCAACTACACATTAAAATGCGTGACAGCATTGTAGGTTGGAATAATGCAGTTAAGCGATATTCATATACAACTTATAGTAGTTCAACTACATATAGCATTGATGATGTGGTAGTCGACGGTAGCGATCGTTATTATATTAGTTTGAGGAACAGTAACTTAAATCACACACCTGCGTCAGATACTGCAATGACTTATTGGAGACGTATATACGAGTATGAGCTTCCGGCAGATACTCCTGCAAACGATATAGATGTTTGGATGGGTCAACCACTACCGGACCTCAACTTACATCCGTTTAACAGATACGGACATTTAACAAGACCGAATCAAAGTTTAGTTAGAGATTTAAAAACTGCAAGACAAAACTTTGTCCACGCAGCAAACGATCTATTATCTAGAGTTTGTGTAATTAACGAAATACCAGACTGGGATACAATTTTTGAAGAAATTATCACTGATGGCGTTATTGATTATGATATGGACAAGTATTGGATTTATAGTGATTGGTATCGCAAAGAATACAATAACGATGGATCGTTATTAAGCGTGTTTGACAAATCAATTCTCCCTGATTTGTATGTCGATATTAAACAAGAGCTGATACCAGAATTAGGAGAAGATCCGTTATCAACTGAAGAAGGAACACTTGTTTATGTTAAAAAGGCATTACACAGTGACGGTGTAAATAGACCAGAGATTTACAAACTGGTTAATAACGAGTGGGTAATACAATGGAAATCTAAAGGCACAATACAGTTGAGTGAAGAACTTTGGAATTTAGAAAAGTTCGGATACGGGTTTGACGTTGGACCGTTCGATATGAGCGGGTTCGATGCTGAACCTAGTCCAGTTATAAAAGCCGTATTTGATTTATTAAGAAATAAAGTGTTCGTAGGTCAATACAAGTCTTACTATAATAAACTTTGGTTCAAGTGCTTGTATCATTCAGTAACTGATAATACTACAGATGACTTTGCATTTAAAACAACTTATACAAAGATTCGTGTAGAACACCCTGTTCTAACAAATGCAATAAACTATCAACCGACCGGCACTGAGGTTGTTGAAGAGTTCTTTAATTCAATAAAGCCTTACCACACGAAGCTTCATAGCATTGATCGTGCAGTAACACACATGGACGAAAATGATGTAGAAGTAACCGAGCTAGACCTTGATTCAGAGATTACATTAAGATATAACGACCATAGTGTTAAGGATTACGAAGACTTTGATGAAATTCTAACAGGTGGAACATTTACGAGTGTAGTAACTAACACAGATAGTTCGACATTTACTACGTTAGATGCAGCTCTTGAATATATATATGATGGTAACGGATTTAACACTGTAGTCAGAGATAATTGGGGTGAAGAATTATATCCTATCGATTACTCAGAAAACATTCGTATTCGTGTTCAAACTAATAGTAGTGGTAGTACAGCGACAAGTGACACAAGAACATTTGATATGGTTTATTATTCACCATATCAGATCGAAGAAAGCACAGTTATTGTTGATACTGCAAAAACAACATTGTCTAGCAGCATAAGTGCTACAGCAACTAGCATAGCCGTAGCAAACGCATCAACATTAACAGCGCCAATCGAAAGCCAAGTTGGGGTTGTGTGGATAGATAATGAACGTATAGAATACCGTGCTATAGAAGGCAATACATTGCGCTATTGTACAAGAGGGACACTTGGAACAAGTGCAACAACACACGCTTCAAGTGCAACTGTAACTGACGCAAGTTGGATTTATAAGATCCCAACACTAGAACATTTTGTCGATTATGGTGATGATTTGGGTTTTGCCTATAATGATACAGGAATAAGCCTAAGTGCAACAGGAACAACACCTATGCATATATTCATAAGAAATGCAGGTTCCGGAACGTTATAAATATTATAAATGGAAAAAACTATGAGTAAGATAATTGAAAAACCAGTGTTCGGAATAGAAGGACACATAACAATATGGGATCCAGACAACGGTGAAATTTTAGTTCGCCGTCGTAATGCTATCAACTATGAAAATATGAGTGTTGCACTTGCAAATTTATTAGCAAATGAAACCGGCGGTGTTGGAACGTATGCAATAGCACAAATGCGTTTTGGTAATGGTGGTACTATTATCGACGGGTTAGGTGCAGTTACATACAAAGCAACAAACACTAATATCACAACAGGTGCGCTATATAATCAAACATATGCACAAACAGTCGACGAAACTATAACCGGCACAGCAACCAACAGTGTGGAAGTGACACATACTTCCGGTGAGTTATATAGTGATGTAGTTGTAACTTGCACACTTGATTATAACCAACCAGCAGGTCAAGATACATTAGATACTAGTACTAATATGAATGGCACATATGTTTTTGATGAGCTTGCACTTTATACTGCAAATAACACAATGTTAACTCATGTTATTTTCCATCCGGTTCAGAAGAGCGCAAACAGAAAAATACAAGTAATATATACTTTAAGAATCAGAACATCGTATAGTGATGTATAAAGGAAGAAAAGATGCCGTATACAGTTGATTGGCCAGATGCAGGTAAAACACCTATTATCGTTAACGATGGAACCGTAGACACTAGCACTACACTAAAACTCATCGGTCGAAATTATAGTAGGTTTGGTGAAGCACTAAATGAAAATTTTTTAAGATTACTAGCCAACAACGCAGATGACACTGCGCCAACAAATCCAAACGAAGGTCAACTATGGTACAATACAACTGAAAGTCAATTGTACTTGTATGATAACGGTGCGTGGTGGCCAATAGGTTTCCAAGCAGGCGGAACACGAGTTGTTGCTAGAAGAAGACTTGACACATTGGGTGTTTACCATTATACAATAGAAACTATAGTCGATAGCGATATCGTTACTATACAAGTCAGTGACACAACAGCATGGACACCTGCAACAACCGAGTATTTAGAAGACGGCTTAACGTTGTTAAGCACACAGTTTCCTGTATTACAAGCAGGCGACAACATGAATACTACAGCAAATTTTAAATTTAGAGGCACTGCTACTAGTGCAGAATATGCTGACCTTGCAGAACGTTATGCTGCCGACAAAGAATACGAACCAGGAACTGTAGTGATATTAGGCGGCGAAAAAGAAATAACAGAGTCAACTGATTCTGCGAGCATAAACGTGTTTGGTATAATTTCTACTGCACCCGGCTTTGAAATGAATAGCGGTGCAGGAAATGATGCAACACACCCGTATGTTGCGTTAGCAGGACGTGTTCCGTGTAAAGTAATTGGTCCTGTTAAAAAAGGTGAAAGACTTGTGACCAGTGAGGTCGCTGGACATGCTCGTGTAGCATATCCAAATGAATTGGGAGATTATAGACGCATTATTGGCAGAGCTCTTTCAAGTAAAGAGACACTCGACGCAGGTATTGTCGAAGTGGTCGTAGGAGCAAAGTAAGTAATGGCTGTTACTCCGGGGTCAAAGGTATACGGTAGCGAGTATAATGGCGTCGCAACACTTGTAAACAAAGTGTTCGGCGATAACTACCCTACTGCTACCCCGTTGACTTCTGTAGAAGCAAGTGCAACAACACCTGCATTTAATACATCACAATACGCAAACATCAGTCGTGGCACCGATATAAACGGTGCACCTGCAGTGTATGGCAACTATAGATTTGGGTGGGGTGCAGCAAATCTAGCTAATAATATTGCTGTCGGCGATTTAATTACTGCGGATAGGTTGCAGTATCTAGTAGATCGTGTGAATATTATGGTTGATCACATACGAGCAGAAGACTTAAATGTTGTTGAAAATAAAATCAACAATACTGTTATACCTACTTATAATTATAACACAATAGATCCTACAAATGCTAGTTTACTAATCGCAACGCAAACACCAAACGATATGGAGAGAACAACTCCATGGACAAATAAAATAACCGGCGAATATAAATGGGTATTTGATGATTACAATCATGCAAGACATTTTTTCAATGGTGGTGGTCAGTTACGTATTCAGTTAGAAATGTCAGGCGGATGTACTGCAGGTTATTACAACTGGTCTGATGTTATAAATGAAATGGGTGTATTAACGTTCACTGTTGATAACTTTTATCAAAGCAACAATCATTATACTGCAGGAACAAGTTACGGTAAAGGTTTTTACCATTTAACAGAAAACTACGGCGACGGCAGCGATACTTCAACCAATGAAGGATTGTTGTTTGAAAGTGCCGGTGTGACAGTTAACCTTAGTGGCTACGGTTATGGTTATGGCTCTGCATACTCTAACGGATATTACGGTTTTGTAAGTAGTTATATGACCGGATATACAACCGGTTATCATTATTGTTCTCCTAGTGCATATAGTGCATATGCATCTTCGTATGGTGCGTATAGTGGTTATGCAAGTTTAAGATTTAAAATTTACGGTAAGTGGGATGCTAGTGGCACTGAGTTGCACTTTAAAGTGATATTAGACGATACTGCATACGATCAGACAATCGATGGTCAAATTGCTTCCAACTTTACATATCTCATGCCAGATACAATAACAAGAACTAGTTGGGCAGGATCTGCAACGTTTGATGTTAACCCAGATCCTTATGTTGTAATTACAGACAATTTCAACACAATGGACGATAGCTAAAAAAATAGCTTGACAACCTGATAATAAATAATTATAGTAGTAGTTAATTGTAAGGAGAAACTCGCATGGATGAGAGGCTCGAAAAAGCTCTAGACTTTGCAAATTATCGACAAACGCTAGCAAATCAAAAACGTAACATTCGTAGCAGAATGCAAATGTTACAAATGGTTCATTATAATAACGGAAGTTTTTTAGCAGATGCTATTACGATCGGTATTGTTAGTGGTTTATTAACGGCTAATAAAACAAGTGCTATTTTATTAGATACAAAAGAAACTCCTATTAGAATTGATGATTTAAAAGAGTTTTTTAATTTGCTTATTGAAAAGTATACTGAAGCAACCAATGAATATCTAACACTGTTAGATAAAGTAAACAAAGCAAGAAACGTTAAAAAATTAATGGATTGGTAATGAGTGAAGAAGAAACCGGTGTGTGCATGTTTGCATATAACAATAGTCAAATTGATTATGTTAAAATAGCTCACATTGCAGCCGCATATGTTAAGCAAAATATGAAAAATAACTCTGTGACACTAGTTACAGACAACGGCACTTATGACTGGTTGAAAGAATCGACAGATAAAAAATGGCATAGTCATTGCTTTGACAATGTTGTTATTCAGGATGTTGAACACAAGTCTAATCCACGAAAGCATTACGACAGTCCATGGACTGAATTTAATGCCCAATTTAGTAACAGCAACAAACACGACATTTTTCAACTTTCTCCGTATAACAAAACATTATTAATCGACACCGATTATTTTATACAAAACAAATATTACGATTTCTTGTTTGACAGTACAATTCCATTGGCATTACACAGAGATGCAATATATATGGAAGGACAACGACCATATATGAACGAGTGTGACTTAAACGAAACAGGAATCCACCACTGGTGGTCCACTGTAGTATATTTTGATAAAAGCGAAGAGTCAGAAGTATTTTTTGATATATGGTCACATGTGAAAGACAACTGGGATTATTATTATCTTCTATATCAATTCCCACCTGCACTATTTAGAACAGATTTTTGTGTTAGCATTGCTGCTCATTTAATGAACGGTTTTACAAATGATTCATTTGTTGAAGGTTTATCAGTGCCGTTACTCAATATGGACCAAAAAGATGATTTGATAGAAGTTAAAGATGCAAATGATCTAATTATGTTAAGCCATAACAGAAAAGAGCCTTGGAAGAATATTCTTGTTAGATTAGAAAATACAAATATACACGTCATGAATAAAAGGGCAATCAGTAGACACGCCGATCTTTTTATTGAAAAATTACAGGCAAAATTTTAATGTCTAGAGGATTTGTTACACTCGGTATCAACACCGACAGAGATATGATAAAATACAGCTACAGTCTTGCGATGAGTATCAAAGCCAGTGACCCAACTGCAGAAACTTGTCTGATTGTAGACAACGGCAAATCAGATTTAGTGCCATCTAAATATTTTCATGCTTTTAATTATATAGCAGAGCTACCTTTCGGTAATACTGCGTACAAGGACGGTTTCCATGGAATGAATTTATGGCAGCTAATTCATGCTACACCGTTCGATGAAACCATTTATGTAGATTATGATACGATATTCAATAATGTGGACATCGAGTTACTG